CTTAAATAATTAAATATAGAAACTTGTCCTCCCATTTCTCGGGCATACAATTTATATCCTTGCAAAAATTGTTCTATATTTTGTTGATCATTTCCTGACAAAGAATCTGCTTTTGCCATTATATATAACAATTTTTTTTCATTAACATAGTATATTGGAATAAATGCATCGAACTCTCCTTTACGTCCAACTATTACCGACGCAACTTCATATTCTTCTGACTCAGTAGTAATCTTAAAAAGTTTATCTTCGTCGTCAATTTCATAAACACGACCATTATCTCCTTGATCAAAAAAACGAAATTGTTTGTTGTTTATTTTGTCAAGTAGCACAGATATTTCTTTGTCTTGCAATTCAGTTAATATGTTTTTAAGACGTATCATTTCACTATGTTTTTATCTAAATCTAAACGTATTAAAAAATTCATATCAACATCACTACGCTTTTTAATAGGTTGTGCTAATTTACCCATTGCTAATAATTGACCNGATTCATTATACAATCCAATTGTAGTTATATAAGGAGAAAAATCACTNCCAGAAACAAATCCTCGATATGTTTGATTATTATCTTTTGTCAACGTAACATTCATAGACATATTAAAATCTCCAGCATCTAATCTTGCAACTGCACTTAATTCATGTATAGTTACTGTGCTTTTATATGACGCTGTATATGGTGTATTTAACAAATTATCTACTCGATAATCTGCAGAAGAAAACACAATGATTCCTTGTTTTGCAAATACATTGCCTACAACATTAGTTTGTAAAGCAGTACCGCCTTCCGTACGGTCTTTAAGATATCCAATTTCGGTTGAAGTTAATGATTTATTATATATCCTAACTTCATCTAATTGTCCATCTAGATTTGTTCTATGTGAGCCAGAAATAAATCCTCCTATATTCAAATTATGTAAATTATCTATTCTAGCGCTAGCACTTAATGGAGCTTGTATATCTTGTAATAAAGTATTTGATTGAGAAGCATGTAAAGTGCCATTCACATACATTTGCAGATTACTTCCTGATTTTTGACAAACAACATGAGTCCAAGAACTAGAAACTGCGGCAGACGAAGTAATCATAGATTGAAATGTTGAAGATCCTTGTGCACTAAATTTAATCTGATTACTTCCGCTTAATTCTATTTTAAATGGATATTGTGGTTGTTTAGAACTAGTAGCTTTTGCCATTATTATCTGATCAAATGATGAATTATTAGCACCACTAATAAACATTGATATAGCATAATCTGAATCTCGGTTATATTCACCATCTAATTTAGTTTGAATATAACCTTTATTAGTAAATTTAGCAGATAAGCCAATTGGTAACTCTCTACCATTTGATGTCGGAATTCCAGATACATATGTTATACCAGTTCCTATAGTTTTATACTTAATTCTACTAACGTCAAAATACTCATTAAACCCTTCATAAAATTTAACATCAGATATTAATGCATTAACATTTATTCCTGAATCTAAAACATTACCATATCTGTCAGAATGATATGATCCAGACACACTACTAGTAAACATAAATGAAGCTGGTTTTATTCCTTCTCCTATTTTTATTTGAGGTATAGAAAATACTGAAGCTGTCTCATATAAGAATTTTTTTGTACGAGTTAAATCAGTTGGACCAAATGTATTTGCTGGTTCTCCTTTTCGTTTATAATATAAATGATTGATTGAAAAATATGTAATGCTTTGCAAACTGCCGTCGATATTAGACGCATCATTATATACTAAGCCAGATCCAATTGCAGGTAAAATATTTACATCAGAATATATACCCGTTAACGGTAATACACTACTTGTAGCGCTACCAGAAAGAAATCGAAACGTTTTATTTGCTTGAAATGGATTAACTTTTATATCCGATTGATCAATTTTTTTAAAAACGGTTGGATATGCTTCTTTGTATGGATTTTCTTCGTTTTGTTTTTTCAATTGTGCCATGATAGTAAAAAGCCCCTAGACATTTATAATAAATATATCGGGGCTTAAATCTTATGGTTAAATTAAAAATCTAATTTAACACGAATTAATGCTTCTCGCTGAAATGATTTTAATAATGGTTTTGATAGTTTAGCAACTGCTAATAATTCTTGTGAGTTATTATACAATCCAACAGTGGTTATATAAGCTTTTGGATCGCCTACAAATGTTGTTTGTGCTAACTCCCCAACGCTTCCTGTTACATATGAAGGATTATTTGAAAAATTATATTCTGCATTTTTAATTCGTACGAAGTAATGTGTGCTAGTAATCTTTTCTGAGTTACGTGCCAAGAATCCATATTTATCACTTGTTGCTGGATTCGTTATCAACGCTGATCCTGATACAGAATGGAACAATCGGAAATGATTATTACCTTCTGAACTCGAACCAGTATTAGTTTGGAAATTAAGTTGTTGATCTAACATTTTTCCGTCTAATACTAATGTACCATAATCTGGATATGCTAATCCATAATAAATTGGCGCCGTAGAATTATGTACACCTCCATTAATTGATCCTGACACAATATTATATATACGTCCAGAATCACCCACAGTGCCATTTGCATTTAAAGATGAATCATCAATTAATGAAACTACAACACTACTACTTACTGCTACATTACTACCCGTTGCGTTACTATCTAATGAAGCTGACATAAATCTTAAAGGAAGTTCAAAATTTCCAGCATCTAAACGCTCTTTTAATCTGTTACGTTTAAAATTAATAACATAAATATAATCCGTACTACCAGAACCAGCAGTGGTAAATCTTGTATCCGTAGGATTCAATAATAATTGTCGGTATTGACTGTAAATTGCTTTAGATGGTGAATCGTTGAGTTGACCTTGTGAATCAGATCCACTTCCTAATGCATGTCCAAATGCTGTGGAAAATTGACAAGCTGAATCAGTCAAACTAGGACTGCCATTAAATACATCTGCATAATATCTTCGTTGTGATGTTGTCTGTGTTGAACTAGTAAAATAAGTAGTCAAACTTGCTACATTTCCGCTCCATAATCCTGCAGTTACGGTTTCTGTTTGATTGTCTACAATATCATTAACGGCATCAAATTTAGTAAACGTTCTACCATTTCTTGCAAGAATCTGTGCTTGTTGTTGTTCGGCAATAATTTCCCTTGCACGTGCTTGAGCTAATGCTTCTATCTGATCATTAAGTCGATTTGTTTCGGCTGCTGATGAAACAGGATTTCCATCTGAGTCTTGTTGTCCTCTTGCACTAGTACCTGCAGGAGCTGCCCCACGAGCTTGTCTACGTGGTACTACGCCTAAACGTTGTTGTTGTTTTAATTGTTTAATTGTTTTCATATTCATCTTTTTTTACGACGCCGATAAAGCTTGCGATGCTGTAATCTTTTTAACAGTTAAATTAACAGTTACACTACCACCTGTCTCATTTCCTATAATAGTTATAGTTGTTTGTTCATCTCGTTGTAATAAATCTTTTGCTACAACTCTTACACTAAATCCTGTTACTGCAAATGTTTGTGCATCTTCATTATCTCCAATGAATCTAGGAGTAGTTGGAAGAGCTGAGTTTTGTAGTGGACGTTGTACATCTAATCTAGCAATCGAAGAATTGCCTAATACAAATGTATATCCTAAATTAGCATTACCTCCAGGTATATTAGTTGTATTTGGAGATATAATAGCACTTTCTCCACCTGACAATGAAATAGAACTATTACCGACTGATACAACAGGCATATTTGTTGTTTGTTTTGGAAGAGTAACAAGTTTATATTTTAATGCTTGTGTTTCATCTGGTATTGCTTCTGTTATAGGCATATTTTCTATAATAGTGCCGTAATAACTTGTACCTAATGGATGATCTGGATTCCATAATGAGTAATCTACCTCATCGTCTCCAACTGCAAATTGAGTAACATTAAACGCATCGCTTCCTTTTGCTAATAACTCCCGTCCTTTAAGAGTTAATATTGCGTCAACGGTTACTGTTGAATTATTTAAATATCCCATATTGTTTTACCTTAATTTTATATAAATATTACTAATGTTATTTTTGATGTTAAGTTAATCTAAAACTTCCATTATCATTTGTTTGTTGTTGATATACTAATTGATTTGGATTTGCTTTACGTATTTCTACTGGGGCTCCGCCATCTACTGTTTGAGTAGAAACTATATTGAAATCTGCACTAGTAAGTTTAGATCCAGCATATTTTTGATTCTCAATTCCAGTTGGTAGATAGTCTTGTATTTGAGCCATTTGTAATGATTGACTAGTTACATAACCACCAGCACCATATGAATACCCTCCATATGTCGACGGTAAAACAATTGTAATCTGTTTAAATTCAGACAAACTAGAAGAAATAATTACTGGTAATTCTCCTTCACTTCTCCAATATGGTGTAGATGCGGTAATATAAGTGCTACCCGATCTAATTAAATAATCATATGAATATGTAGTACCTCCATATTTTTCTTCAACAGATGCAGTTAAATATGCTTGCCATTGATCATCATCATTACCAGTTAACGTTACAATTTTGTTTTCAACACTTCCTGTATATTGCAATGAATCTGCAGATGCAGTAGGAGCCATATCTTGTAAACTTGCAGAATAATTTTCTGAAAATCTTTCTATTGTTGGTAATATTGAATCTCTGCTACGTTCTAATATATTAGGTTGTATTAACATTCCTGTTAAATTATCAGTACGTGCAGGTATCAATTGATCTAATTGTTTGAAGAATGATAAATCAAATAAAGTAAACATATTAATATACGCATTAATATCATTTTTATCTGCATACTTTTTCCAATATTCCGTTGCTCGTTGTATTAAAGCCGGGTATGATTTTTTATCAGTATCACTTGGGTCGCCGATAAGATCATCTAAACTAGTAAATCCTAATTGTGCAATAATATCTTCATCAATCATTGTTTGCGGAGAAAAATATACTCCTAATTTTTTACTGTCTAATGGAGCTTTATCAAATTGACTACGTTCTGCTCTAGTTTTAACATCTAGATTACCTATTAATTCATTGTCTTCTAATCGTATTTTATTGTCATCAAATGTCCCTGCGCCTAATGATATAGCATCATAATAATACATTTCTTCAATTGAGTCATATGGGGTATTATTAGTCCAACTA